TGCAACCACAGAATCTACTACAAAGATTATAGAGACAATCCGCCAAGTTGAATATACAACTGGTGAATCTTATACTGTAACTGGTACGAACATCAACATTCCTGGCGTTCCTCAAAGGGGTGCTGGTTATTCGATTATGACGCAAGGTGCTCCATTCCAGTTCAGCGAAACCTACCTCGGACCTGGAGTGGCAAAAGAAACATGGATAGACCGTACTACAGAAACCCAATCAACCACTACATCAATCTCTGTCTTTACGCAGTAATCTCAACAGGAACTGCATTTGCTCAAACTGCCCCAGCACCAAGTAATACAAACATTGCTGGACCTTCAGCATCTGCTACTGGTAATGTAACTAACCAGGCAGTTCAGGTACTTCAAGGCCCTTTTGCTTTGAATACTTTTGGATCTGGAGTTTCATGTCAAGGCCCCACATTTTCCATATCACCATTTATTATTGGTAATGGAAATGCAAGTCAAGATCCAGAACAATTTCCATCTTATTCTGGAAATGCTGGATTATCCATGGGTTTTAATATTCCTCTAGATGGTTCTTTGCAAGAACTATGCAAATCAAGAGCCAAAGTTGAAATCTCAAGACAACAAGCAGAAGCAGACAAAGCACGTTTAGATTTTGAACTTGTAAGACTTTTAAAATGCGGTGAAGCATACAAGTCAGGAATTATGTTCCATCCGGACAGTCCTTATCACAAAATTTGTGCTGATGTTGTTGTGAAATATCCAAGAGTTGGGGATGTGGTCAATGGAACCAATACAATCAATTGATAATCCAAATCTAAGAACAATAATCGGAAATAATCCGATCAATGTACCAAGTGCAAACATAAATCGAATATCTGGTCCATCTGTAATTTCAACTATAGACAGACCAAATGTTCGTTCTGTAGAAGCGCCTGTTGTTCGTGGACTGGAAGTTCCTATCATTGATGTTCCGAATACTGCAATAAAGTATCCAGTCATTAATGTTCCAACTCAAGCAGAGTTTGATGCTGCAGTAAAAGCAGAACGTGAAAAACAGGCACAAGAACAACAGGAAAAATCAAGGGGGTTACCTGATACTACTCCCCCTCCTCAACTGCCCCAAGTTAACGAAACTCCTCTGTCTCAAACTGTACCTACAGTTGCAGAAGTTCCAGTAGATAAACCTCAACCTACATTTTCCGTTTATGGAGTCGATATTAATTTACCTGACCCTTCTCTTGTTGCTACGGCTGGTGCTGTAGCTGTAGTTACAACTGCAGCTACAATAGCATCAACCGCAGTTTTTAATGGTCTAAGAAGTGCAGCAGAACCATTTTTAAAAGAAGCTGCAAAAAATAAATTCAAAATTAAGATCAAACAAGTTAAACCTGTTCTCCATTATGTAATGGCTGAATCAGGTCACATTGATATTTTTGAGTACTCATCTGAAGGTACACGATTAGTTGCTCAAGTTGATAATGTAGAACAATACATTAGAGATCAAGTAGAGAAAAATACACTTTATGAAATTGAGAATAAAGTAATCATTGATGAACCCGTAAAAGAAAAATTCACAAAAGAAGGGCAAGAAAGATTTAAATCTCTCTACGCCCCTCCTAAGAAAATCGCTAAAAAATTATCAGCTAGATTGTCTTTCTAATATTTTCCTTCTGTACAATACTCTACTTTTTTATTTGGATAATAAGGATACTTACCCTCTTGTGGTTTCATAAATCCACAACCAATTAACCAATCCATAGTCATTGGAGTTGGTCTCATCTGATCCCACAGTGGACCTTTAGCACACATCTCTAACTTCTCAGCAGTAACATTCGATTGTTCTTCTGCCCAGTTAGCATCTGCTTCCCAGGGAACAGCACGACTCTGCATCATAGATTCATAGGTCAATCTAGTATTCTTCATAATCCAAGCAGGGATTTCTGAATCCTGATGAACCTGGGCCATGAATGATGTCTGAATCCCACCACCCATACAATCTTGTACGGCATGCCATCCTTCATGTCTCATCGTTCCAAGAAACTCTCTTGGATCTTTGAGAAGTTGTTCGTTCACAAAGAAACGATTGTAGTTTGGTTTATATAATCCTACTGTCCTTGGAGTAAAATATCTTTCTGGTGCAACATAAACGGGAACATTTACACCATCAAGAGCAGTAATAATTCTTGTTAGTTCTTCTCTGAATGGATCAAAGTCTGGATCCTTTAGTAGTTCAGAATCTACTGTGAGTTTTTCTACTCCTTCAGTGCATTCTAGGAGAATCATACAACCCATTGCTGCTGGACTGTATGGTTTTACTGTTGGTTGTGTTGGCGCTAGTGATGACGCCATAGCAGGAAATGCTAAGGATAAAACTAAACCAACTGAGGTGAGTAACTTTTTCATTCGTTCCACCAACCTTCTTGTTTATGAATCCAGACTTTCAAATCTTTTACATACTTTCTCAAGATCTGGGCCTGTTCTTCATGCCAAAAATCACCCGTCTCCATGTGAAGACGGGTGTGATTATCTATAGCTTTAAGTATTTGATGGATGGGAGCATTCCAACACTCCCTTTTTGGAGTGTTCCATTCTCTTGGCATGGTACAACCAGCGAGTGTATTTCATTATATCTAAAATATTCAAGTTGGCATTGTCCTGGACTAATCTCAGTGTAACCAACAATCATAAAAGCAATCAATTCCATCATTTTTTCTTTCCACCATTCTTTGCTTTTTTGGCAGTGGCATTACCTTGATTCTGTTTAGAGTTTTTTTGTCCTCCAGAAGAACCTTTCTTGCCTTTGTTTGCAGACTTAGACATTATGCTCCACCGGTACGGGGTTGAACTTGGCCCTCTAGAACTTCAACTCTTTCCTCAAGGGTTGGTTCTGCGGCAGCAACTTCTGGTGCTGGTAGTTCAGGGAGAGATTCTACGACATCTTCCCTTTTTGGTTCTTCCTTCTTTTCATCATCATCACCACCCTTCTTCATTGTGTTAATACCAAAGGTTGCAGCAGAAGCAGTGAATACGGTTGCAATAAAGGTAGGATCCATTTTAGCGAGAGCACCAGCGTAACTTGCTGTCAATAGTGCGGCAGACCAACCCAAAATCGCAATACGAATAATCTGACTCATACATTTTTCCCTTTTGTTTTCCATCAGTTCCTAGTGATGATGTCTTTGTTATTTAGGATTTTAGAACTTAAATTTAAGTTTTGCAGAAACTGCTGTATTGGAAACACCATCATTGATTTGATGTATCCCTTCAATAACTACCATCTCTTTATAATCAACAGAAGCAGATACTTCAATCAATCCACTAGTCTCATAAGAACCACCAACAGTTACTCCAAATAAATCCTTTTTCTTTCCACCAAAACGGTGTGAAATATTTAGACCTACCTCACCAGAATGTGAAGTTTTGTTTATAGTATCAACAGTTCTTCTGGATTGAATAGAACCTTTCTCAGTAAATCCATCTCTCTGGTAGTTACCAACAGTGTATCCAACAAATGGTCTTAAATTCTTATTAAGATGCCAGAATAGTCTGTTATTTACAAACCACTCTTTTCCTTGTGTTGAACTTTCATTGTTGAAGACACCCTGAACATTTCTGGATACGTTATATTTGTTCTGTGCAAATCCAGCATTTGTTAATAGTGAGAATGTATTGCCACGCAACATATTGAATATTCCATAATGATTTTTCAGGAGTTTAGAAGTACTATCAACACCACCTAAATCAATATTCATATTATTATATTGACCACCAATCGTCCAGGTTGGTTTAATATCAATCTCTAATCCACCACCAATAATTAAAGTCTTACCATCGTATCCATTCTCACCAGAAGACCAAGCATAATAGTTATTACTGAATACTCTTACTTTATCAGTGGTTGGTTTAGATGGTTCGTGGATAAGAAGATTTTGTAATCCACCACCAATCTTATCTAAAACTTCATACTGGTCAGTGCGTCCAGAAAGAACATCGTGAGTATTTTCAGTATCAACAGAAAGAAGTAATGAACTTACGACGGTTCCATCACTATAAGTATCTTGCTTCAATAATGGAGTCTGACTTGTAGTTGCAAAGTCTCTTCTAATCTTCTGAACTCCATCCTTCTCAGATGCCTTATGTGTTACTTCTGTGGTAACAACAACTGGAAGTCCTGGTGCAGGAACAGTCACAGAGTTTAATAATGTTGGTGGTTCTGGTTCTGCTGTAGGTTCAGGAGTTGGCTCTGGTGTTGGTTCAGGAGTGGGTTCAGGAGTTGGCTCTGGTGTGGGTTCAGGAGTTGGCTCTGGTGTTGGTTCAGGAGTTGGCTCTGGTGTGGGTTCAGGAGTTGGTTCTGGTTCTGGTGTGGGTTCAGGAGTTGGAGTTGGTGCTACCTCATCAACAGATGGTGCATCTGGATTGTTTGGAGCAACAGGAGTGAATGCCTCACCATTTGCTGTTGTAGTTCCAGGTTGACTATCAACTAAAAGAACTGGTGATAATGCTGTATCTCCAAGGTTGAATACTGCAAATCCCAAGAGATAATCACCATCAGCGCCTACTTGATAAGTTGAATACTGCCATCCAGTAGAACCAAAAGAACCTGTTGAATAATCACCTGTTCCTGGATTGGTAAATCCAAGTAATGCATAGTTTTGAAGTTGGTTATTAACTGTTACTGATGGGGAAGTTCCAGATCCCTGATAAACAAGTGAAGTGATAGAACCATCATTGAAAGGAACATAATCAGTTCCAATATAGTTCCAAGACATCGTATAAACTTTTCCAGTCTCCAAAGTGACTGATTTTGTAATCCAAGAAGCATCGGTTGGGTTTGGATTTCCAAGTCCTGATGCTTGTTGTTGTTGAGTGAGAAGATCTCTTATTGCTTGATTTTGCTCTGGAGTTAAACCAAGTGCTTCTGTTGCTTGGTTAAATGTTTGTTGACCGTTTGGTTGTAGTGCGGCACCAGCAGTTCCATAAGGAGCAAACTCCCAAGTGGTTGGTGTTACTGCGGGTGCGTGATATGGATTAGGAGAACCGTCTTGTAGTGTTGGGCTTCCTACTGCGGGGAAAGATCCAGCATTAAAAATAACTGGATTATCGACAACACTCACACCAGTTCCATTTCCACCGATTGTGGCATCTAGTGTTCCAGTTTGAGTTCCAGTATTCCATCCTGAAGTATCTCCAGTCTCGAAATCTGTACCAGAAATTGTATCTGCGAATGCTGTTGGTGCCCCCATTAAAAGAGCAGACGCTACAGCAAGCGCCCTTGTAGCGTAAGACATAAGAATCCTCTGTGAGTTCAGTGTGTACTAAACAAAACAAACCGAAGTTATGTTTAAAAGTAAAGTATTCACCGAATCACAGAGGACTCGGACTATGTAGATTCAGACCATTTAAGATCAAGAATCAGTTATGATTGTAACTATTTATCCCTTCTTCCAGGCTTCACCCTCTGCCTTTCTTCTACGTGCAAGACCTGCTTCCACATTTGAACCAGGATTGCGGTAGAGATAAAGAGCGTCAGGAACTAAGTCCCACTCTTTATTCTTCAGGCGTTTAGTAATAGTATTAAAGTTATCACCACCGTAAAAACCGGCACCAAGATTATAAGCAAAGCTGAGCAGAGCGCCTCTTTTTCCATCAGACATTTCACTCCAATGAGGGATTTTACGCAAGGCAGGAAGGAATTCTTTCTTACATTGTTCGATAAGAAGTTCATCTGCTTCTTGCTGAGTTAAAGTATCACCAAGTTTAAATGACGAACCATCTTTCTTACGGGTTGATCCCCAACCAATTGTGATTGGAAGTCCACCTGTGAGAGGATCGGGATATGCCTTTAAGTGACATCCTTCAAACTCTTTGATTAATTTAAGACCCATCATCGGTAGATCATCTCCACCAGTTACTGGAGCTGCAGCAGCGGGAGTAGATGCTGGTGCAGCACTAGTCTTTTTTCCACGATAAATCTCAGCCCACTCTACGTTATCGCCAAGATACTCAACAGGAAGATTATCTTCCAACCACTGAACAGCTTTGACATGATTAGGATTTCTTTCATCATAGAATTGAAAGAAGTTATGTAAATCTACTCTTGCCATGATTGTTCTCCTTTTGTATCAGTCAAAAATACGACCCCAACCATCGTTGCCACCTGGGCACCAACGATGCTTAAGAACTGCTTTGGTGTAAATGGTCTTCTTACCATTTGTAACTGGACCAGTATAATTATCGTTCAATGAACCATAAGGATCATTGACATAGTATCCTTTACCATCTGGAGTCTTACCAATTACAACACACATGTGCCCACCAGTAGGTGCAGAAAGAGAACCCCTGTGAAGGATACCAATAACGACAGGCTTCCCAGCATCGAGACTTTTATCAATATCAGCGAAAGAAAGATTGTAACTAAAGTGTGACTTAACTCCATAACCTGCAAGTACCTTTGTCTGTACCGCATGGTCAGTAGTGTCACCAATCGCAAATACTTTCTTAACGTATTCGTCGTCGCCTTTGATGCTTCCTGGCTTGAGGAAAGCAAGACACATAGCACATGACGAACTGTTGCAAGTTCTATGTGCATCTCTGTAGTTATCTACTTGGTTAAAGTATGGAACATTGAGAACTGCTGGAGTTGGTGGTTTAGTTCTAAAAATACCAATCCAATCAGTCTCTGCATCGTCTAGGAATTTTTCTGGAAGTTTATCTTCCAACCACTGAACCGCAGCAACGTGATTTGGGTTCTTCTCATCATAAAACTTAAAAAAGTTATGAAGATCTAGGGTCATAGTACTATTTTTTCGACACCTTGTTATTTAGGATTTTATTACCTGTTTCCCCACTGAATGTCAGGATATGCATCCGAAACATTTTGTTTAGTAATATTATACTTAGTTTGTAGTTTCTTATCTTTTACTAACATGAGAATCTCAGCCTCAAGAGGATGGAGACCTTCAAGGATACTGATAAACATTGTTTCCCTCTTCATGCTAGAGAGACGATCATTACCACCCTTTACAAAATTATAAAAGTAAGTGTATTCTTTACGGATAGAAGTTCTTCCTTGATCCTGAGATCCAATAGAATTGGATTCCAAATCACTCATCATTTCTACAGCCCTACTAATGTTATCGCTTAGATTACCAGAACGTACATTTTGTTGTCCTACACTTGCATAAGGAACTAATCCTTCTGGAAGCATAGAAATTATACTTTCATCAAAGTTCCAGATAAGGATAGTTTTTAATGATGGATCTGCATACTTTTGAAGAACCTCAACTTTTTTTGCATTCGATTTTTGTTTTGATGCAAGTGCAAGAACTTCAAAAGAAAAAGGATTAGAGGGTAGTTCTTCAGACACTACCCTCGGAATTTTAGTTTGAGTAGTCATAAAACTTAGTTCAATTCAGTTGTTATTAATATTTAGATCACAGTTTAAAACCAGCAAAAGCGTCTTTCTTCAAATCTTGTTTAATACCACCAACAACATAAGATTCAACTTCCGTTTCTTGAGGTGCAACTTGAAGACCCTTAGAAGAAATCCAATGCTCAGTCCAAGGAAGAGGATTGTTCTTTGCGGGAATATCATAAAGTGTTTTCAAACCAATCGCCTTCATACGACGATTTGCAATCCACTCAACATAGTTATTCAAAAGTTTGTCATTAAGACCAATCATTGAACCATCTTTGAACAAATACTTTGCCCAGGCCTTTTCTTCATTAACACAATTTTCAAATGCAGAAGTTACCCAAGGTTCTTCTTCTTTAGCAATTTGTTGCATTTCAGGATCATCTCCTTCACGCCACTTATTGAGGATGTTTTGAGTAATGACAAGGTGCTGATTTTCGTCTCTTGCGATGAGAGAGATAATTTTAGCGGATCCTTCCATAAGTTTGAGTTCACCAAACGCAAAGCTGCAAGCGAACGAGACGTAAAACCTGATACCTTCGAGAATATTGACATTTGCGACAGCACGGTAAAGTTTTCTTTTAAGTTCAATACGTTCTTCTCTTGCATATCCAGCACCCTCTTGTGCAAATTTCCATGCAGAGGAAGTACCGTATTCTTGTGCGGAATTGATAAAGTCATCATAAGCACCCGTGACATTTGTTGCACGACTCATAATTTTTTCATCATCTAGAATTGTATCAAAAACTTCTGCAGGATCTGAATACACATTCTTAATAATGTATGTATATGAACGACTATGAATCATTTCCATAAATCCCCACACTTCCATACAAGCCTCTAGTTCAGGAAGAGAACAGTATGGAATAAATGCCATACCAGGACCACGGCCTTGAACGGAATCAAGCATGATCTGATACTTCAAGTTGGAAGTGAAAATATGTTTTTGTTCTGGACGAAGTTGTGCATAATCTGCACGATCCTTTTGGAGGGAGACCTCCTCAGGTCTCCAGAAATACCCCAATTGTTGTTGAGTAAGTTTATCAAAAACTGGATACTTATAATGATCGTATCGTTGCAAACCTAGTGGTTGACCGAAGAACATTGGTTGTTTACGAGTATCTACATCAGTACTCGTATTAAAAACTGTCATTCCTTGTACCATTTGAATCTCCTTGTCTTAATTAAATTTTGCAACTTTCACAATCTTCTTCGCTAGAAGACATAATTTCATCTAGTAGTTTATCCAACTGTTGTCTGGTAGTGTCCTCTTTTACTTCATCAGTTTTATGATCATATGTATTTTGATAGTATGAAGTCTTCCATCCATACTTATATGTTCTCAATAGATCACTAGCCATTACTGATGTTGGAACTTCGTTGTCTGGATAGTTTTCTGGGTTGTAGGACCAGTTTCCACTGATGGCTTGGTCAAAAAACTTTTGCATGACGGCAACGATGTTAATATAACCAGTGTTATCAGACATGTCCCATAGAAGAGTATAATTGTTTTTGAGTGATCCATATTGGGGAACAATTTGTTTGAGAGGACCTTTCTTTGATTTTTTAATAGACAAATATCCTCTTGGTGGTTCAATTCCATTTGTTGCGTTTGACACAACGGAACTGCTCTCCGATGGCATCTGTGCGGACAGTGTTGAGTGTCGTAGTCCAAATGTTTGAATCTCGGAACGTAGAGTTTCCCAATCATGTTGGTAAGGAATAGAAGAAATTTCGTCTACGTCCCTCTTATAGGTATCAATGGGAAGTAAACCATCATGATATTTTGTACGGTTAAAATCTGTACAAGCACCTTTTTCTTTTGCAATTTGATTAGATGACTTCAAGAGATAATATTGGAAAGACTCCGTAAGTTCATGAATCAAATCCCAAGCCTCTTGGGAATCATACTTAAATCCATGACGTGCAAGATAATGTGCAAGTCCGATATAACCAACACCAAGAGATCTACGAGCCTTAGTTGCAAGTTCTGCAGCACGGACAGGATACTCTTGATAATCAATTAGTTCCTCAAGACCACGAACAGAAAGATCACAAAGTTCTTCCATTTCATCAACATGTTTGATCTTGCCGATATTAATGGCAGAAAGAATACATAGAGCAATTTCACCATCAACATCGTCGATATGTTGGATTGGATCTGTAGGAAGAGTAATTTCCTGACACAGGTTACTCATCCATACTTTATCAATAAATGAACTATGAGAATTACAATGATCGATATTCATAATGTAAATACGACCAGTCTCTGCACGTTCTTTGAGAATATCTAGAATAAGTTCCTGAGCTCGGACAGTTTTTCTTGGAATAGACTGATCTCGTTCTGCAGCCACATAGAGATCATCAAACTCAGGAAGCCCGAAAGCATCAGAAACTGACGGAACATCGTGAGGTGAGAAGAGGGACATTTCCTCATCATTAATGAATCTTTCATAAAAGAGTTTGGAGAATTGAATCGAATAGTCTAGTTTACGTACACGATTATCTTCAGTACCTTTATTATTTTTCAGTACGATAATATCTTCTATTTCTTTGTGCCAGATTGGGAAGTGGACAGTTGCTGATCCACCTCTGATGCCATTTTGAGTGCAGCATCGGACAGTTGCTTCAAACTTTTTGAGGAAAGGGACAACACCTGTGTGCTGAACTTCTCCACCTCTGATTTTACTGTTGATACCACGGATTCTACCTGCGTTGATGCCGATTCCCGCCCTTTGTGCAACGTATCGACCAATAGCCATATCAGAGCTAAAGATAGAATCGAGGGTGTCATCAACATCAACAAGAACACAACTAGCAAATTGTCTAAGTGGAGTTCGCACTCCCGCCATGATGGGAGTGGGGATGTTGATTTTGTGTTTGGAGATTGCATTGTAGTATCTACGGACGTAATCCAGTCTAGTTTCTTTTGAATATTCTGCAAAAATTGTCGCAGAAATCAACATATACATGTATTGTGGAGTTTCGTAAAGATTAGAGGAACTCCTGTCTTGTACCAAATACTTATCTACAACTTGACGAAGGCCGGCATAAGTAAACAAAAAATCTCGATCATGGTCAATCCACGAGTTGATTTTATCCCACTCCTCCGTAGAATACTTTGCAGGGAGATGTTTATCATAAATTCCACTGCAAGCACCATGCATCAAGTGATCGTAGATGTGAGGAAATCCCTGATTCCATGAAGGACCGAATACCTGTTTGTAAAGTCCAAACAGAAGAAGTCTGGCCGCAACAAATTGGTAATTAGGGGTCTCAAGATCAATAAGATCGGATGCAGAACGAATCAAAATCTCTTGAATCTCTGCAGTGGTAATACCGTCATAGAACTGAATACCGGATTGCATTTCAACTTGAGATGCAGAAACTCCTGCAAGGCCTTCACAGGCACTCTCTACCATTTTATGAATCTTGTCCAGGTTCAGATGTTCAGTATTTCCGTTTCTTTTTACAACTTTAGTCCCGTTACTCATGTTTTCTTCCAACTAGTAAGTTTTGTTTTAGCTTGTAATCCACTATAGACATTGGATTCTATCACAGATTGAACGTTAAGTCCAGATAAAATCATGTCATTGATATCTTTTTGTTGTATTGTATCAGGCCAAATAACTATTGGAAATTTCCAATCTATCGCCTTCTCCATTCTATCAACAATTTGTTTGTTTCGTTTTTCATTATCATAAACCATGACAAAATTAGTTTCAAAGTTTGTAATGAAAAAAGTCTTGTCTATATCTGCACCGACCATTGCGATAGAGTTATCGATAAACATACTATCAAA